CAGCTGATGCACGTCGACGGCGACAACCGCGCATCCGGCATTGGCGATATCACCCGCGCCCTGAAGCTGCTGGCCAGCGAACTGAAGATCCGGGTGCTGCTGCTGAGCCAGCTCAACCGCGACGTGGAGAAGCGGAACGGCGACAAGCGCCCGATCGTGGCCGACCTGCGCGACTCGGGATCGATCGAGCAGGACGCGGACGCGGTGATCTTCATCTACCGCGACGAGATCTACCACAAGGACAGCCGCTGGGAAGGAACGGCCGAGCTGATCGTGGCCATCCAGCGCGATGGGGCCCCCGGCATGGCCCGCGCTGCATATGCCCCCGGCCTGTTCCGTTTCTCGACCCTGCCCGAGTGGTGGGAGCCCAAGCAGACCAGCGCCAGCGCACCCGCCGCCGGCACCGGCCCGAGGCAGAAGCGCGGCTTCGCCGGCGTTGCTGCTGCCCGCCAACAGGAGGACTGACCAATGCTCGGAACCTTCATTCTCCGCGCAGGCGATGCCCGCGCCCGCATGGCACTCGCGTGGAAATTCGCCTGTCAGTTCCTCGAGCTGGGCCGGGATGTGCTGGTCACTGTGACCGAGTACAAGCCAGCCCGCTCGAAGGAGCAGAACGCCATGTTCCACGCCATCTGCGGCGAGCTGGCCCAGCACAAGCAGTGGGCCGGCCGCTACATCGACGCCGAGGGCTGGAAGCGCCTGCTGGTCGACGCCTGGGCGCGCGAGTCCAACCGGCAGCAGGGCGACGTGGTCCCGTCCCTCGACGGCGCCAGCATCGTCAACCTGTCGATCCAGACCCGCCGCATGACGGTGGCCGACATGGCCGACCTCATCACCTTCGCGCAGAGCTGGGCCGTGGAGAACGACGTGCTGCTGCGAGACTTGGCGCCGCTGCGGGATCAGCGCCTGGCCGAGCAGGCGGTTGCATGAGGACGAAGAACGCCAAGGCCTTCACCCGGCAGGAAGAGGACCACGTCCGCCTCGTGAAGCTCTGCCCCTGCAGCGTGTGCGGCAGGCCAGGGCCGAGCGAGGCCCACCACATCCAGCAAGGCGACCACTTTACGACCGTGGCGCTGTGCACCGACTGCCACCGCGGCAGTTTCAACGGCTGGCACGGCGAAAAGCACATGTGGTTGGTGATGAAGATGAACGAACTGGACGCACTCAACGTGACGATCCGCAACGTGCTGCTGCTGATGAAAAGGGGACACCTATGACCATGCGACTGACCTTCGGCATCGACCCCGGCCTGTCCGGCGCGATCGCCACCCTGATCGACGGCGAGCCCGGCCCAATGCTGGACATGCCCACCATGGACGTGGACGGCTGGGACGAGATCGACGCCCGCGCGGTGACGGTGTTCATCCGCGAACAGCGCGCCAACCACCCCGGCGCCTACGTGTCCGCCTGCATCGAGAAGGTTGGGGCACGCCCCGGTGACGGCGGCACCAGTGCATTCCGCTTCGGCCAGGGCACGGGGAAGCTGCATGCCATCCTCGAGGTGCTGGGCATTCCAACCACTCGGGCGATCCCGGCTGTGTGGAAGCGTACCTTCGGCCTCCTGAAGCAACCCAAGGACGCTGGGCGCCTCCTGGCCTGTGCCCGATTCCCCGCGGCAGCCAAGACCATGAGCAGGAAGAAGGACAACGGCCGAGCCGATGCCCTGCTCATCGGTCTGTGGCACGAGAACACCCAGCTCGGAAGCCATCTGCTGGGAGGGGAGGGGGAAACTGCCCCTGCTGCGTCTCGCGTGCGCGCGCGCGTTTGCGACGAAGCGGCGGCCTGAGCATGCGGCGGCTGGCGACAGACCCTGATCGCGTCGACTGGTTCCAGGTCCTCACCGACCTGGGCCGGAAGGGCGTGCCGGTGCTGGCCGTGTCGTCAGCCATCGGCGTGCCGCAGTCCACGATCCTGGGATGGAAGCAGGGCGCTGAACCGAAGTTCGCGGATGGCGAGCGGCTGGTGGCGCTGTGGCTGGGCCTGACCGATCGCCCCATCGAGCAGCTGCCTCGCATGGGGAAATAGTCGGGAATCCGCATGGGCGGGTGGCGAACACTCCGGGCTGTTCGCCACCCATGCAGCCCACAGGAGCAGCACATGCCCGCGCCCGAACTGACCGTGAAAGTCCCCGGCGAAACCGCCGACGCCAGCGCCGCAGCCGCCGGCACCACCACCGCGCCGCCGGACGAGCGCCTGGCCGCCGTCCTGACCCTGTCGAAGCAGACCGTTGCGGTCATCACCGAGGCACTGCCCGGCCTGGTGGCGGGCGACCTGATCGCCTTGCGCGACCTCGAGGTCGCCGGCGACAATCGCAAGGGCGTGTTGGCGGCCATCGAGGCAGAGGACGCACGCCGCGCTGCCATCGGCGAAACCACCGACGACCAGCCCGAATCGTTGGAGGCAGAGGTTGCCCGCCTGCGCGCGGAGAACGAGAACCTTCAGCAGCGCCTGCAGCAGTGGGAAGACGACTGGGCAGCCAAGAATCTGGCCACGCCCCAGGCAGCCGCCGCCGGGTCCGTTGAAATGCCACGCACCGGCCAAGCGTTCCTGACCCCCGACGGCTGGGTCGTCCCCGAGCCGCAGCCGAAGGCCTGAGCCATGTGCAGCAAGGCCAAGATCATGGACCCGGCCGGGCTGCTGACCGGCAAGAACGCCAAGTGGGCGGACCCGCTCGGCGTCACGAAGACGGCCATCGGCGACCCGACGGGCGATATCCGCAAGGAACGCGCGAAGGTCGCCGCCCAGGCTGCCGCCGACCGCAAGGCGCAGGACGACGCTAAGAACGTCCTGCCGAACGCCCTGGCCGATGCCCGCCGCCTGGCCGCGCAGTCCACAGAATCCACCCTCAACCAGCGACTGAAGCGGCGTAGTTCCTTCGCCGTGAGTCTGCTGGGCTCTGCAGGAGGCTGACCCCATGTGTGGGAAACCCAAAGCACCCAAGGTCGTTGAACGCGACCCCGTGGCCGACCAGCGCGCCGCTGAGGCTCAGGCCACGACCCAATCCAACATGGAGCTGGCATCACGCCGCCGCCGTCGCCGTGAGTCGTCGCTGCTGACGTTGGGGGCGCAGGGCCTGGCCGGTGGCGGCGGTGGCCGCTCGCTGCTGGCCAGCGCTGTTGGCAAGTCCACCCTGGGCGGTGTCTGATGAGCGCCGGTGCCCGCATCCACAAGCGCCTCGGCGAGCTGAAGTCTCGCCGGCAGATCCACGAACCCACGTGGCGCCACTGCTTCGAAATGACATACCCGCTGCGCGCCGATGGATTCGATGGCCAGCAGCTGGACGCCCAGCAGGGCATGCGCAAGCGAGGCGAGATCCCGGACAGCACCGGAACCGACGGCTGCCGCATCCTGGCCTCGGGGATCATGTCGGGCCTGACCCCGGCCAACTCGCGTTGGTTCGAGCTGGACGTGGAGCAGGCCACCGACGACGAAAAGGAATGGCTCGGCGAGGCCGCCGACACTGTCTGGACCAACATCCACCAATCCAACTTCGACGCCGAGGGCTACGAGGGCTGCATCGACGCGGTGGCGGCTGGCTGGTTCGTCCTCTACATCGACGAGGCACCAGACGGCGGCTTCAGCTTCCAGCAGTGGCCTATCTCGACCTGCTACGTGGCCAGCACCCGCGGCGACGGTTTGGTGGACACCATCTACCGCGAGCACAAGCTGACGGCAGAGGCTGCCGCCGCGCAGTTCGGCGTGGAGAACCTGAGCGAGCAGGTCCAGAAGCTGCTGAAGGACAAGCCGCTGGAAATGGTCTGCTTCGTGACCTGCATCGAGCCCCGTCCGGTGCACGTAGTCGGCGGCCGCATGGCCAAGAACATGCCCTTCGGCTCCTATGTGGTGGAGGCCAACAGCAAGCACCTGGTGCGCGAGTCGGGCTACCACGAGTTCCCGTGCGTGGTGCCGCGCTGGATGCGCCTGCCCAACAGCGCGTACGGCGTGGGCCCGGCCTTCGATGCGCTGCCCGACATGCGCATGCTCAACGAGCTGAAGGCCATGCAGCTGGCCGCGGCGGATATCGCCATCGCGGGCATGTGGATCGCTGAGGACGACGGTGTCCTGAACCCGCGCACGGTCAAGGTTGGACCGCGCAAGGTCATCGTTGCCAACTCCGTCGAGTCGATGAAGGAGCTGAAGACCGGCAGCGACTTCCAGCTGGCCGAGTACATGGTGACCCACCTGCAGGCCGCCATCCGCAAGATCTTCATGGCCGACCAGCTGCAGCCGCAGGACGGCCCGGCCATGACGGCCACCGAAGTGCACGTGCGGGTGGAGCTGATCCGCCAGCTGCTGGGCCCGATCTACGGCCGCCTGCAGGCCGAGTACCTGCGTCCGATGGTTACCCGCTGCTTCGGCATCGCTGCCCGTGCCGGCGTGCTGGGCCAGCCGCCTGAGTCCCTGGCAGACCGCGAGTACACGGTGAAGTACGTCTCGCCGCTGGCCCGCGCGCAGCGCCTCGAGGAAGTGACCGCGATCGAGCGCCTGGTGCTGAACATGGGCGCTCTGGCACAGGCCACCGGCGATACGAGCGTGTTCGACCAGCTGGATACCGCGGCGGCCGTGCGCATCACCGCTGAGGGCTTGGGCGTTCCGCCTGACGTGCTGCGCAGCCAGGACGAGGTGCTGGAAGTCCAGCAGGCCAAGCAGCAGGCCGCCGACCAGCAGCGACAGGCAGCTGCCGCTGAGCAGATGGCAATGGGTGCAGCACAGCAGGCCATGGGCCAGCAGGCCGCCGCATGACCGACCAGCGCGAGCGAGTGACGCCGGAAATGTACGCCCGGGTGTTCGAGAACCACGCCGAGGGGGCGCTGATCCTCGAAGACCTGGTGCGGCGCTTCCACAAGGGCGCCGTCATGCAGGGCGGTATCGATGCCGTCCTGTCCACCTACCACCGCGAGGGCGCGCGCTCTGTGGTGGACCACATCGTTACCCAAATCAACCGAGCGAACGGAGTAAACACCGATGAACATGAGTCACAGCCATGAAGACACCTCGGCCGCAGGTGCTGGTGGTGCGGATGCAGCAGCCGCAGCAGCTGCCGGCGCGGCGGGCGCGGGAGACGCTGCCTCGCTACTCCAACAAGGCGCGGGAGAGGAAACCGCGTGGCTGCCGGAGAAGTACCGTGTAAAGGTCGACGGCAAGGACGAAATCGACTTCCAGGCATCGGCCCGCAAGCTGGGTGAGGGATACAAGGCCCTCGAGGCGAAGCTGGGCATCGGGGCCACCGGCACCGTGCCGGAGAACGCCGACAGCTACCAGCTGACCGTGCCGACCGATGCCGACGGAAAGGCCCTGGTTGAAGGCGTCGACCTGCAGGACTTCATGGATGACCCCATGTACAAGGCCCTTGCCACGAAGGCCCACGCGGCCGGCATCAGCAACGAGCAGATGAATTTCTTTGTCGGCGAATACCTGCAGATGGCGCCGCAGCTGTTCGAGGCAAAACTGCAGCTGGGCGCCGACGAGGCCCGCCAGACCCTGTCGGCAGTGTGGAAGGACGAGGCAGCCATGAAGTCGGGCCTGCAGCGCGCCGCCCGCGCCGCTCAGGGCTTCGCAGCACCGGCCGGCCAGCCCGGCAACTACGACAACGTGATGCAGAAGTTCGGCAACGACCCCGACTTCCTGGCGCTGATGGCCAGCATCGGCAAGGAAATGGGCGAGGACAAGCCGATCAGTTCCGACCCGGTGGCCGCGGCCGACTGGCAGGAGCAGGTCGACACGCTGAAGGCCGACCCGGCCTACATGGACAAGAGCAACCCGAAGCACGCCAGCATTGTGCGACAGGTCGGCGAGCTGTATCAGAAGCGCTACGGCACCCAGCAGCGCCAGCTCGGCGCATCAGCCGTTCGCTGATCGCAGCGCGACCCGAAAGAGCCCCGCCCAGCGCGGGGCTTTTTTGTGCCCGCGCAAATAGTCGGGATTCCGAATCGGCCGCACGGCCATCCTGCCAGCCATCGGCCCGGGGTGGCACCCGGATACCCGCGTAAGCCCGCGACGTTGCCACGCGAACCGCACGGCCCCGAGAGGGACACCCGGGCAGGCACGAGCCCCCTTCAAACCCTTCGGAGCCCTATATGAGCCAGCAGATTACCGAAGCCTTCGTGCAGCAGTTCGCGGACAACTTCCGCCACGTGGCCCAGCAGATGCCGTCCCGCCTCGAGTCCTGTGTGACCATCGAGTCGGGCATCGTCGGCATGTCCAAGTCCATCAACTTCCTGGGCCAGCGCACCGCCCAGCGTCGCCTGGTCCGCCACGGTGACACCCCAATCAACGACCAGCAGCACGGCACCCGTTTCGTCGACCTGTACGACTGGGAAGACGGCGACATGATCGACGACCTCGACAAGGTCCGCATGTTGGTCGACCCGACCAGCGACTACGTCAAGGCCATGGTGTCGGCCTTCAACCGTTCGAAGGACGACGTGATCATTGCCGCTGCCCGCGGCAACTCGCGCGCCACCGCCGGCAACATCATCCTGCCGGCCTCGCAGAAGATCGCCGTCGGTGGTGTTGGCCTGAGCAAGGCCAAGATCATCCAGGCGAAGGGCATGTTCCGCCGCAACGAGGCGGACGAAGAGAACGGCGAAGAGCTGTACATGGCCTACACCGCTCAGATGCTGCAGGACGTGCTGAGCGATACCACCCTGACCTCTGCCGACTTCCTGGCCGTCCAGATGCTGCAGAACGGCTCGCTGAAGGGTAAGTGGATGGGCTTCAACTGGATTCCGACCGAGCGCCTGGACAAGGTCGGTACCACTCGTTACGGCCTGGCCTGGGCGAAGTCCGGCCTCACCCTCGGCATCGGCAAGGACACCACCACCGAAGTCGGCAAGGACCCGGGCAAGGGCTTCAACACCCGCGTGTACGGCAAGCAGGCCATCGGTGCTGTGCGCTCCGAGGAAGTGAAGGTCGTCGAAATCGCCTGCCAGGAAGCCTGATCCATCCGGCGCAGCGGCTTCGGCCGCTGCTCCACCCAACCCATTCGCATACGAGGTAGCCACCATGGCAGTCGTGAACAAGCTTTCCGCCGCACTCGCCCAGCGCGACGGCGTCCCCTCCCAGCTCAACAGCAACGCGGCGCCGACCAAGCTGGCCACTGGCCGTGTCAAGGAATCGATCGGCGTCATCGCTCTGGCAAACGGCGACAGTGCGGCCAGCGTGCTGCGCCTGTTCTCGGTGCATTCCAGCTGGCGCGTGAGCGCGCTTCTGCTGTCCTGCACCGCGATCACCGGCGCCGCCGCCGACATCGGCCTGTATGACCTGCCGACCCGTAACGCCGGCGCGGTCGTCGACGCCGATCTGTTCGCCTCGGCTGCTGACCTGGCCACGGCGCAGAACGGCACGAACGTGCTGATCGAGTCGGGCACCGTCACCCCGGACAAGCTGGAATGGCCGCTGTGGCGCGTGCTGGGTCTGGCTGCTGACCCGGGCCTGTACTACGACGTGGCCGCAACCCTGACCGCTGGCGCGACCGCCGCCGGCAGCATCGCGCTGAAGGGCCACTTCATCGACGGCAACTGATCCAGGTTCCCAACCCGGATAGCAACAGGGACACCATCCGGGCGCCGAGTGCGCCCGGCTTCTTTTGAGGGCCGCGCACCATGACTGACCCCATCAAGATCTGCTCCAACGCGCTGATGATGCTCGGTGCCAAACCGATCGCCAGCTTCAGCGAGTCCGAGGGCATGGGCTCCAACCTCGACAGAGCCAAGCTCTGCGCCGGTCTGTATCCGGGCCTGCGGCAGGCCATCCTGCGCGGCCACTACTGGAACACCTGCGCACGCCGCGTGCTGCTGTCGCCGGACGCGCAGAAGCCAGCCTTCGGCTATGCCTACCGCTTCTTGCTGCCGGGTGACTGGCTGCGCACCTGGGGCGTGGGCGATCGCAACACTCGGGGACGTCTGGACTACCGCAGCGAGGGCCGCTACCTGCTGTGCGACGAGCCGGTGCTGCCGCTGCACTACGGGGCCGACGTTCCAGAAGACCAGTGGGACACCCTGCTTGTGGACGTGATGACCGTCGCGGTGGCTGCGCGCTTGGCGTACCCGATCACCGCCAGCACCAGCGTGGAGGAAGCCAAGAAGATCGAGCTGCGCGACCTGCTGCGCGAGGCCAGGGCCACCGACGGCCAGGACGACCCGCCCGAGACGTTCGGCGACTTCCCGCTGCTGCAGAGCCGGATGAGGGGCTGACCATGCGCCTGACCCCCGCTCAAACCAACTTCACCGCCGGCGAGATCAGCCCGAAGCTCTACGGGCGCAGCGATATCGACCGCTACCGCAACGCGGCCGAGATCCTCGAGAACGTCATCATCATGGTGCAGGGCGGCGTGCAGCGCCGGCCCGGCCTGCGCTACGCCGCCCACGCCAAGCACCAGGACAAGTACGCGGTGCTGGTGCCCTACGTCTTCAGCCGGTCGCAGGCCTACATGCTCGAAGTGGGGGACGCCTACATGCGCGTCTTCCTCGGCAATGGGGCGCAGGTGCAGGTGGAGTCGACGCCGGGTGTGTTCGTGCCGTTCGAGATCTCCACCGACTATGCCGAGGCGGATCTGGCTACGATCGATTACGTGCAGAGCGGCGACACGATGTTCCTGTTCCACCCGGACTACGTGACCCGTCGCCTGCGCCGTTTTGGCGATGCCTCGTGGATCCTCGAGGCGGTTCCGTGGGTGGAAGAACCTTTCGGCGAGGTGGGCTATGCCCCGCCGGAGAGCATGACGCTGGACAGCCTGGCGCTTGGCCCGGGACGCACCGTCACCACCAGCGGTGCTGCGTTCTTGGCTGCGGACGTTGGCCGCGAGATCGAGGGCCTGGGCGGCCTGGCCGTCATCACCGCGGTAACCAGCGCGACCACGGCCACCGTAGACACTCAGACGCCATTCCCATCCCTGACCATCGCTGCAGGGCAGTGGGTGATCACCGGTAGCCCGCTGGCTGTGTTGACGCCGGCCTATCCGGGCGGAGGGGCAAACGACCTGCCGCCGGTCGGCGCTTCGGTGACTCTGACCCTGGACGCGCCGGGCTGGCGCTCGGTGGACGTTGGCAAGTGGGTAGAGCTGAACGCCGGGCTCGTGCAGATCGATGCTGTCACCTCGTCGACGGTGGCCACGGCGACGGTGCGGCGCGCGCTTACCGCGTTGGTGTCGGTGCCGGCGCTCGCGTGGGTTCTGAAGGGCACGGTGTGGGGCGGACGCAACGGCTACCCGGGCACGGGAACGTTCTTCGAGCAGCGCCTGTGGCTGGCCGGCTCGCGCGCCTTCCCGCAGACGGTGTGGGGCTCACGCATCGGCGAATACCTCAACTTCGAGCTGGGCACCAACGACGACGATGCGGTGTCGTTCGACCTGGCCAGCGACCGGCAGAACCTGATCCGGCACCTGACCCAGGTAAACGCCCTCGTGGCGCTGACCAACGGCGGCGAGTTCACCCTGCAGGGCAGCCTCGACAAGCCGATTACCCCCACCAACGTGCAGATTCGAAACCAATCCAGCTTTGGCTGCGGCGACGTCTCGCCCGAGCGTGTGGGCCGTGAGCTGGTGTTTACCCAACGTGCCAATCGGAAGCTGCGCGCACTGTCGGCCGACCGCATCGACACCGCGCAGTACGGCGCCCCCGAGCTCACCGTGCTGGCCGATCACATGACGGTCGGCGGCATCACCGGCAGCGCCTACGAGGCAGAGCCGGACTCGCTGCTGCATTGCGTCCGCACCGACGGCCAGTTGGCAACCTGCGCGCTCGACCGCGACCAGGAAGTGGTTGGGTGGTCCAGGCAGGTCACCGACGGCCAGTTCATCGCGGTGGCCACGCTGCCACTCACCGACAAGGATCAAACCTGGGCGATTGTCAGCCGCACGGTGAACGGGGTGCAGCAGCGCTATGTGGAGCGCTTCGACCGCGACGTGATGACGGACGCCTGTGTCACCGCCACCAGCGTGGCCGGCGATACCACCTGGCTTGGCCTGGGGCACCTCGAGGGGAAGACGGTCAAGGTCAAGGCCGACGGCGTGGTGCTGAACGATCGTGTCGTGGCCGGCGGCCAGATCACCATTGAGCGGCCTGCCAAGCAGATCGAGATCGGGCTGGGCTACTCGCCGCGCGTGAAGCTGCTGCGGCCGGAAATGTACAGCGATTCGGGATCCGCGCAGAGCAGCAACATCCGCGTTTCCGAGATCGTGGTGCGCGTCCTCAACTCCACGGGGTTGGTCGTCAACGACCAGGTGATGTTCTCCCGGCAGACAGGCCTTGGCGTGCTGGATCAGCCGCCGCCGCTGCTGACCGGCGATCAGCGCGTCGAACAGCTGGGCTGGGAGCTGGGCGACTTCCGCATGGAGATCACCCAGCCGCAGCCATATCCCTTCCACCTGCAGGCAGTGATCACAACCATGACGGTGAACAAATGATCCGGCTCGCAACCGACGACGACATGGGCGCGCTGCTGATCCTGGCGGAGCAGATGCACGCCGAATCGGACTACCGCCGGTATCCCTTCGCCATCGACAAGATGGCGCGCCTGTTTCAGGGCCTGATGGATGGCGCCGGCGTGGTGCTGGTCGCCGAGCAGGCCGGCCGCGTGGTCGGCGTCATGGCGGGCTACTGCGAAGAAAGCTGGTTTACCCCCGCGAAGGTGGCCGGCGAATACGGCGTGTTCGTTGAGTCCGGCGCCCGGGGCGCTGCGCTGGCCGCGGGGCTGGTGCGCGCCTTCTGCACCTGGGCGACGGAGCAGGGCGCCGACCTGATCCAGGTGGGCGTCACCACTGGCGTGACCACTGACCGCACCGCCCAGCTGTACGAACGGCTTGGCTTCCGCCGCACCGGCATTGTTTTCGAGTTCGAAGGAGACTGAACCATGGGTATGGCAGTAATCCCGGTCATCCAGTGGGGCGCCCTGGCGCTCAGTGCCGGCGCCGCTATCTACCAGGGCGAGCAACAGAGCAAGTACAACAACTACCTGGCAGCGCAGGCAGAGGCCGACTCGCGCGCCGAGCGCGGGGCCGCGCAGGTGGAAGCCGAGCGCATCCTTAAAGCATCGAAGCGACAGCGCAGCGAAGCGGTGGCAGCTCTGGCCGCATCCGGTGTTGACGTGAACAGCTCCACTGCGCTGAAGATCGACGAAGAGATCTCCCGCGGCGCTTCCGAAGACGCATTCCTGACCCTGACCGGCGGCAGCGACCGCGCCGCAAGGCTCAATGCAGAGGCTGCCGGCGCACGCTATGCCGGCCAGCAGGCGCGGACCAGCGGCTACATCAACGCGGGGACGTCGCTGCTCAGCACCGGCTCGAGCATCGCCCGGGGCTGGAAGCGCACCAGCAGCCTGAGCGGGGGGCGCTGACATGGCACGCATCGATATCGGTCAGTTCGGCCAAGGCGGTGGCACAGCGCCGCTGGTCCGTTCCCGCGTCAGTGGCGCCGGGGTAGGGGAGGTGGCGCAGGCAGTTGGCCAGCTTGGTGGTGTGGCTGCGCAGCTTGGGGCATCCATGGCCGCCGAAGAAGCACGAGAGGCTGAGGGCCTGGCGCGCGCGAAGGCGGCGAACGCCCAGCTCGACTACGAGCTGCAGGTTGGCGACGTCCAGCGCAAGCTCGAGGACGATGTGGCCACCGGCACCGTGCCGTATGCCGAGGCCCCGAGCCGCTACCAGGAAGCCGTCGGGAAGATCGAAAAGCCGGCCGTTGCCGGGCTCACCGCCGATCTGCAGCTGGCCTACGACCGCGGCCTGCAGCGCACGGTCACCGCCGGGCAGCTTGGTGTCGATCGGGTGGCGCGCACGGCCAAGCGCGCGGATTTCCGCGGGCAGTTCGACGCAGCGCTGGACAAGCTCGGCAAGATCGCGGGCATGCCTGGTGCCGATATCGCCGCGGTCAACCAGCGCGCCGCGGCATTCGCGCCGCTGGCCAAGCAGGCCGGGCTGACCGATGCGGCGGTGGGCAAGGCGCTGCAGGACTTCTACGACCGCACCTGGACGTCGCAGGCCACCCAACGTGCAATCTTCAACCGCGAGGATCCGGCCGGCCTGAAGACGCTGGAAACGGACCTGTCCAGCAGCGACGGGTTCTATGCCGACAAGCTGGATCCCGAGAAGCGCAATGCGCTGCTGTCGCAGGTGATGACCCGGCAGCAGACGCTGGTGGACCGGGCCGAGCGTGCCGCCGACCGCATCGACGCGAAGGCGCAGCGCGTCCTGGGGCAGATCGACCGGCAGATCGCCAGCGCCGTACCGGCCACGCCGGAAATGTGGACGGCCTGGGCCGACTCGATGCAAGGGGCCAGCCCCGACGTGCGTGCGGAGTTCGAACAGCGTGTGTCCGAGGAAAAGGAGGTCCAGAAGGTGCTGCGCATGCCGACGGCCCAGCAGCAGACCTACCTGCAGAGGGCCGAGGCCGAGCTGGCCACCGCCGGCGGCACCGTACAGCGCAAGGAAAACCTGGCGCGCACCCGCTCGGCGATCGAGACGGCGCAGAAGCAGCTGGACGAGGCGCCGCTGTTGTTCAATGCCTCGCGCGAGGGCGGGGAGGTGGAGCCCCTGAACCTGGCTGCGCTGGCCAACCCGGCCGATGCGTGGGAGGTGGGCGCGCAACTGCAGAACCGCGCCGCCACGATCGATGGCATGCGTAAGCGCTACGGCACGCAGGTGCAGATGGCTGTGTTGCTGCCGCAGGAGGTGCAGGCGCTCGGTGAGCAGCTGAAGCAGGGGACGAGCCGGCAGCAGGCAGAAATGCTGTCGCAGCTGCGCACGGCGACGATGGATGACAAGGTGTTCAACGCCGCCATGAAGCAGCTGGCGCCTGAACAGCCGGTGGTCGCCTATGCCGGCATGTTGGCCACGCGCGAGCGTGCGCAGGTGACGCTGCAGAAGCACCTGTTCAAGGCGGACGAATCGGCCAACGGCCGGGACGTCGCCGCCACCATGCTCGAGGGCAACCGCCTGCTGCAGGGCAAAGGTGATTCCAAGTTCCCGCTGCCGCCGGAAAAGGAGTTCCGAGATCAGTTCACCCGCGACACGGGCGCGCTGTTTGCTGGCCGTCCTGGTGCTGCGGACCTGGCCATGCAGGCCGTGCGCGCGTTCTACACCGGTCAGTCGGCAGCCGACGGTGATCACTCGGCCGAGGTCAACAGCGATCGCATGAAGAAGGCGATTACGGCATCGCTCGGGGAGGTCGTCGACGTCAACGGTCGGGGCGAGGTGCTGGCCCCGTGGGGCATGGGCTCGGACACCTTCGAGGACCAGGCGGAGCAGGCATTCACCACCGCAGCAACGGCAGCCGGCCTGCCTGATGCCGTGGTTGGGGGTTTCAGTAAGTACGGCCTGCGGCAGCAGAGCGAACGCACCTACTACGTGACCCGGGGTCGCGAGTTCCTGACCACCAAGGACGGCAAGCCCCTGACCATCACCATCACCGGGAGCGGCCGATGAGCGTTTTCGATCTGGACGAGCAGGGCCGCAAGCAGCTCGACGAACAGGCGGTGGCCAATCCCCTGGACCTGTCGAAGATGAAGCCCGGGTTCTTCGAAGGCCTGGGTTCGTCCGTTTTCAGCGGCACCATGCGCGGCGGTGCCCGAACCGGCACCGCTGTGCTGACTGCCGGCGCGGTGCCGGTGGTGGCACGTGACGACTACCTTTCATCCTTCATGACCGACGACGTGGCCGACTTCCTGCAGGCGCAGGGCGTGGCCAACCCTGCGCGCGGCGCCACCACGGCAGGCCAGGATGCCTATTTCGCCGACGTGGTGGAGGGGATCGGACAGCGCGCAGTCGACGCATGGACGCCGGACCCCACCGAAACCGGCACCGCTGGGCGAGTGCTGGGTGGCTTGGCCGAGATCGTGCTGCCGCTGGCAGCGGCTGGCGGCAATCCAGCACTGCTGGCTGCGAATGAAGGCCTCGAGCGGCCGGCGTCACTGGTCAAGCAGGGCGTCGGCGCAGGCACTGCACAGCTGGTTGGCCTGGCCGGTTCGGTGGGCACGCTGGCAGGGTTCAAGCTGCCGGCAGCGTTCGGATCCACGCTCACCCAGCGGCTGGCCACCGGTGCGGCCGGCAACCTGCTGCTGGGAGCGGGCATGTCAGGCGCGCAATATGCGGCGCTGAAGGCCGGCGGCAACGACGAGCAGGCCAAAGCGTTCGATCCGCTCGACGCGGAGGCGCGCACGGTCGACCTGCTCACTGGTGTGGCGTTCGGTGCGCTCGCCCATGCCATGGCCCCGCGCGTCCCGCTCGATCAGCGCGATGCGCTGCTGACCGCGCGCAACGCCGATCGCTTCCAGCGCACTGCCACCGACCCGCTGGTGGCAGACGAGGGCGCGGCGATCCGTGGCCAGGACGCGCTGCAGGATGCCCTCGAGCAGCTGGCGCGCGGCGAGCCGGTGAACGTGGTCGACACCATCCGCCCGTCGGACTTCCTGCTGCCGCTGGGCGATACCGCCGCAGCTCCCGCGACGTCGTTGGCCGGCTACTCGGCATTTCGTCGGGCGCTTGAATCCGGTGGCCAGGCCAACGCGCGTAACCCGGAATCCACCGCCCTGGGCATCGACCAGTTCACCGCCGGCACCTGGCGCCGAATGGTGGCCAAGACCAAGCCGGAATGGGCGCAGGGGTTGGACGACGCGCAGCTGCTGGCGATGCGAACGGATCCGGCGCGCTCTACGGAAATGGTGGCGGCGCTCGATGCCGAGAACACCGCAGGATTGCAGGCGGAGGGGCTGCCGGTCGACGCCTACACCCTGTACGCCGCGCATCACTTCGGCCTGGCCGGTGGCCGGCGCTTCGCCCGCTCCGACGGTGCCACCCCGATGGAGCGGATCCTGAGCCGTGGGCAGCTCGAGGCCAATCCCTACCTGCGGGGCCTGACCAAGGACGAGGCTATCGCCAATTGGAACCAGCGCGCCAAGCGCGCCGGCGTGCTGCCGGACGGCGGGCTGGTCGACACCAACCCGGCCGGGCAGGCCCTGCGCGAGCGCCTGGTGAGCAACCCGGACAAGCTGCTCCGCGAATACGCCGCTCTGGAAGAGTCCGACGGCGGCCGGGTGCTGAACACTGACACCGCCCGCGAGCTGTCGCCGGAATACCTCGCAGACCGCACCCGCAGCGCGGACGTGCACGAGGCGGCCAGCGACACCATCAAGCTGCTCTACGAGCAGAAACTGGCCCAGCCCACCCCAGATGGCTTCGATTCGACTGTGATGTTCACCGCCGGCGGCACCGGCGCTGGCAAAACCACAGGCATGAGGGCGTTGGGCGACTCCATCGGGAAGCCGGAGATCATCTACGACACCAACATGAACACCCTGTCCTCAGCGGTGAACAAGATCGAGCAGGCCCTGGCCGCCGGCCGTGATGTGGATATCGTCTATGTGTACCGGGATCCGGTAGATGCCCTGATCAACGGAGCGATCCCCCGCGCTCAGCGCCAGGCCGAGCGCTACGGCTCCGGCCGTACCGTGCCCCTGCGGGAGCATGCCAGGACTCATGCCGGCGTCCGGCCGACCATCGAAGCGGTCGCGGCACGCTATGCGGACGACCCGCGCGTGAAGGTGACTGCCATCGACAACAGCCAGGGCAAGGGCAAGCAGAAAGTTGTCGATCTTGCAAGCCTCCCCCGAGTGGAGGAAGATAGTCTCCATGGCAGCCTCCAAGACGCCCTCGACCAAGCCCGTACCGGCGGACTCGCAGAAGACCTCTACCGAGGATTCAGCGGCCCTGGACGCGGCGCACCAGCAGCGCTGGCGGGAGATCGGGCTGGAAATGGCCCAAGCCAAGGCCGAGCGCAAGGCTCGCCTGGCCGCGAAGCCGGCAGCCGCGGCGAAGTAACCCCCGCTCCCGAAACGCCTCTCGATGCCGCCCGACAGCTGGCGGCGCAAAACCCTGATGCCTCGATCGTAGTCGGCGCCGATGCCGACGGCGGCGCCGTGCACCGCACTGTCGCTGACGAGGTTGCCGATATCGAGGCCGATCTGGCCCGAGCCACCACCGATGCCACCGCCTTCCAGGCGGCCGTCAACTGCTTCCTGCGGAGGGGATGATGCAGCCTGCATGCGTTCAAGAAGTGGCCGCCGCCATTGGCCGCGAGCCCACCATCACCGAGGTGAGCCGGATCGAGGCGGATCTGGCCAGGCACATGCGCCAACTGGCGCGCACCGACGACCAGTGGCGCACCCTGCCGCACGAGCAGCGCCTGCAGCGCGCCGCCGAGGCCGCGCAGGCTGAAGCCATCGCCGATGCGGAAAAGGCCGCGTACCGCCGCGCATCGCGCCTCACGGCGCAGGTGCGGGAGACGGAAAGGCAGACCGCCCGTGCGGCGCAGCTGGCCACGCAGGGGGCCAAGAACCCGCAGCATTCCGCGCTGTTCGAGCGCATGCGCCAGGCTGACGACTACGTTTCCGGCGTGCGCAATGAGTACCTGTCGGAGCTGGTTGACGCGGTCCAGGCCGTGGAACCGAAGTTCCTGGGCCTGATGCACGACCCCAACTCAGTGCGCGCCTTTGCCCGCGCAGTGGTCGACGGTGACACCAGCGACCCGAAGATGGCCAAGGCCGCGGCCACCTACATTGCCGCGCTCGAGGATATGCGGCTGCGCTCGAACGCCGCCGGCACTGACATTGGCCGGCTCGACTACGGCTATCTGCCGCAGCCCCACGACGTGGGCCGCATCGCCACGGCCGGCAAGGACGCATG